AGCTGTAGATGGTAGTAAACCAGATTCAAACGCTTTAGTAGGTCTTCAAAAAATAGCTGCTAACGCTTCAAACGTTGCAACAAGGCATATAAAAGATGCAAGTTTATATTTAACTGTTAAAACATGCGAGAATATATCTTTAAGAATAGCTGATTGTTTGGCTTTCCCACTAACGGAAAATTCATTAAAAAATAGTATATCTACTTATAATGTTGAAACACTTAAAGAGATAAGTAATTTAAATCTATATGATTTTGGTATTTATTTAGAAGTTGAGCCTGATGAAGAAGAAAAAGCACAACTAGAACAAAATATTCAGGTGTCTTTACAAAATGGTGGAATTGATTTAGAGGATGCCATTGATATTAGACAAATTAAAAATTTAAAACTTGCAAACGAATTATTAAAATTAAAAAGAACTCGTAAACAAGAAAAAATACAACAACAACAATTAGCTAATATACAAGCACAAGCTCAAGCAAATTCTGAGAGTGCAGAAAAAGCAGCAATGTTTGAAGTTCAAAAACAACAGGCTTTAACCGAAACTATGGTTAACCTAGAGCAAGCAAAGTCTCAATTTGAATTGCAAAGAATGCAAACAGAAGCTGAGATTAAAAAACAATTATTAGCAGAAGCTTTCCAATATGATATGCAATTAGCGCAATTAAAAGCGCAAGCAGATTTGGGTAAATTTCAAGAACAGGAAAATAGAAAAGACGAAAGAACAAAAATACAAGCCACTCAACAATCAGAATTGATAGATCAAAGAAAAAATAATTCATTGCCAAAAGACTTTGAGTCAAATGCAATGTTTGAAGGCCTATCAGAACTAGGGACTTAAATAACAAGTTAACCAATTTTATATTATTATATTATGTCACAAAATGAAAAAGTAGAAGGCGAGTTTAAAGTTAAAGGTAGAAAACCTGCAATGAAAAAACTTGGAAAAGTAGATGAACCAATTAAAATTGATTTATCTGTACCACAGGACGAACCAATTAAAGTAGTAATACCTAAAGAACAAACGGATGCCGTTCAAGAACAAAGCACAAATGAAAGCGTGTTACGCGCAGAACAGCCCACAGTGGAATTGCCAAAAGTGGAGCAAGGAAACGAAGGGCCCATTGAAAATGTTATTCAAGAAATCTCCGAGCAAGAAATAAAAGAGGAGACTAAAGAAACAGTTCAAGAATTAGAACACTATGTAAACGAGCAAGCAAATACAGGTAAACCATTACCTGAGAACATTGAGAAGCTTGTTTCATTTATGGAAGAAACAGGGGGTAGCGTAGAAGATTATGTAAGATTAAACGCTGACTACTCAACCATCAATAACAATGCGTTACTAAAAGAATATTACAAAAATACAAAACCTCATTTAGATAGTGAAGAAATTGACTTCTTATTAGAAGATAAATTTTATTATGACGAAGATCTAGATGATGAAAGAGATATTAGATTAAAAAAATTAGCTTTTAAAGAAGAGGTTTCAAAAGCAAGAACATTTCTTGAAGAAACCAAACAAAAATACTATGCGGAAATCAAATCCCGCCCTACAGTAAATAATGAATATCAAAAAGCATTAGACTTCTTTAATAGAGCAAATAAAGAGCAGAACAAAGTGGCTCAACAACAAGAGGCGTTTAAAAAGCAAACAACTAATCTTTTCAATAACGAATTCAAAGGTTTTGAATTTAACTTAGGAGAAAAGAAATTTAGATACAGTTTGCAAAATCCGTCTCAAGTAGCGGAAACCCAATCAAACATACAATCCTTTGTCGGAAAGTTTCTAGACAATGAAGGGAATGTAACAGATGCACCAGGTTACCATAAGGCTTTGTACTCAGCGATGAATGCTGATAAAATAGCTACCCATTTTTACGAACAAGGAAGAGCAGATGCTGTAAAAGAGGTTATCACTTCTTCTAAGAACCCAAGTACAAGCGCTCCACGTCAAGCTGGCGAAGTATTTGTAAATGGACTTAAAGTAAAATCGGTTAGTGGTTTAGATTCATCAAAATTAAAAATACAAACAAAAAAATTTTAAAAATTAAAACCTAAAGATTATGTCTACATTATCTCCGCAGTTTGGAAGCATTATACCTTCTCAAACTCAACAATTGTTAAACACAAACTATTTGAAGTTTAACACTGGATCAGGAGCAGATTTTGCTCAACAATATTTACCAGAAATCTACGAAGCAGAAGTAGAGCGTTACGGAAACAGAACTTTATCTGGATTCTTACGTATGGTAGGTGCTGAAATGCCTATGACTTCTGACCAAGTTATCTGGTCTGAACAAAATAGATTACACATTGCATATAACGGATGTGCTCAAGTTAATGGTGGTGGTGTTGGAACTAACCCAAGTACAATTACTATTGGAGGTGGTTCAACTGCTTATAACGTAGTATCTATCAATGATACCGTAGTTGTTTTAGATCCATTAAACGGATTAGAAGCAAAAGCTATCGTTGTTGCAACTACTCCTGGTGTTGGTGGAACTGGTAACTTTGTTATTCAAACTTACAAAGGTACTTCTCTTACTACTCAAGGATTTGCTGCTACTGGATTAAAAGTATTTGTTTACGGATCTGATTATACTAAAGGTACTACAATTGGTGCTGGAGCGGGTAACTCTGCTGCAAGAATTAGTGTTAATCCTGTTCTTACTCAATACGCAAACTCTCCTGTTATCATCAGAAATCAATACGTTATTAACGGATCTGATATGGCTCAAATTGGATGGGTTGAAGTTGCTACAGAAGACGGAACTTCTGGATACTTATGGTTCTTAAAAGCTGAATCTGAAACAAGATTACGTTTTGAAGATTACTTAGAAATGGCATTAGTAGAGGGCGAATTGAATGCTACTACAGGTTCAGGAGCTTACCAAGCTTCTCAATTACCTGGTACTCAAGGTCTTTTTGCTGCTATTCAAGAAAGAGGGAACGTTGAAGTTGGATTTACAGCTGCAGGTGGACTTACATCTTTTGATCAAATCCTTAAAAACTTAGATACTCAAGGAGCTATCGAGGAAAACATGTTATTCTTACAAAGACAAACTGCTTTAGATTTTGATGATATGCTTGCTGCATTATCTTCAGGAGCTAACGGAGGAGTTGCTTATGGATTATTTGAAAACTCTGAAGAAATGGCATTGAACTTAGGTTTCTCTGGTTTCCGTAGAGGTTCTTATGATTTTTATAAAACTGACTGGAAATACTTAAATGACGCTTCTACTCGTGGTGGTATCGTTGGTATCAATTCTATTGAAGGAGTATTAATTCCTGCTGGAACTTCTACAGTTTACGATCAACAATTAGGAACAAACATCCGTAGACCATTCTTACACGTTCGTTATAGAGCTTCTCAAGCTGATGATAGACGTATGAAATCTTGGTTAACTGGATCTGCAGGAGGAGCTGAAACTTCTACTCTAGATGCAATGGAAGTAAACTTCTTGTCAGAAAGATGTTTAGTTACTCAAGGAGCTAATAACTTTGTATTATTCAAAGGTATCTAATATTAGTTACATAGTAGGTTTACCCTCGTTGAAATTACGGGGGTAAATACTACTCTTTTAAAAATTTATTAAATTATATTATATTATGGCAACAGCAAAAAAAGCAGAAACAACACCTGCAACATGGGAAATTAAAGATAGGATCTATTATTTAAAAAATGAAATAAGTCCTTTAACGCTTACAATTCCAAGTAAGCATACAAGTAAACATTCTTTACTATATTTTGATCCGGATACAAAAACACAAAGAGAAATTAGATATGCAACAAATCAAGATTCACCTTTTATAGACGAACAAAAAGGAGAAGCAACAATAGGGCATATTACTTTTGAAAACGGTGATTTAAGAGTTCCAAAGGAAAAACAAAATTTACAAAAATTATTATCATTATATCATCCTTTACGTAATAAACTTTACATGGAATTTGATGCTATTGAAATAGCGGAGGATGAATTAGATGAATTAGAATTACAAGTAGAAGCTTTAAATGCTGCATTAGCAATTGAAGTTGATCAAGCAGAAGCAATTCTTAGAGTTGAGATTGGATCTAAAGTATCTGAGATGAGCTCAAAAGAAATTAGAAGGGACTTACTTATATTTGCAAGAAACAATCCTTCTCTATTCATAGAATTAGCAAATGATGAAAATGTTCAACTTAGAAATTTAGCTATTAAAGCGGTTGAAGCAAACATTATAACATTATCACAGGATCAAAGAACATTTAATTGGGCGTCAAACGATAAAAAGTTAATGACAGTTCCATTTGATGAGAATCCTTACTCCGCAATGGCGGCATTCTTTAAGACCGATGAAGGCGTAGAAGTCTTTAAGTCTGTAGAGAAAAAATTAAAATAATACGTAATATTAATATATAGGCGGTGGCTGAGGTTACCGCCTTAATATTATAATAAAGATAACAGATGGTAAATGTAGATACGGTTTATAGAACCGTTTTATTAATAATAAATAAGGAGCAACGAGGTTATATAACTCCTGATGAATTTAATAAAACAGCAGCGCAAGTTCAACTTGAAATATTTAATGAATATTTTGAAGATTTAAATCAACAGATTCGTGTGCCAGACAATGATACGGAATACAGTGACCGTGTAAAAAACTTACAAGAAAAAATTGCTATTTTCCAAACTGACGGGGTTTGTGCTCCAGGAGCTGGATTTTTTTCTATACCTACCGCAACGGACTTTTATAAATTAGGTACCGTTATTTATAACAATGAAAAAGAAGTTCAATACGTTCAACCAAATGAACTATTGGAATTAAATCTATCGCCAATTACTAAACCTTCAAAATATTGGCCAGTATATACTTATAGAGATCTTAAGATCAGAGTATACCCAACAACGATAACTACAGGAATTACTTGCACCTATATTAGAAAACCAGCCAATCCGGTATGGAATTTTACTTTAGGAGCAAACCAACAATATATATACAATTCAGGAACATCCGTTCAATTTGAATTGCACCCAATAGAACAAACTAATTTAATAACTAGAATATTGCTTTATTCAGGAATAGTTATTAATGATCCACAAATAGTTCAGATAGCTTCTGCTCAAGCTCAAGCAGAAAACGTTAATTCAAAAAGCTAATAAAAGATGTCAATACCAAATAATGGTTTAATAACCGAAACAAATAGACAATACTACGAAGGAGCACAGGGCTTTATAACAGTTTTAGGGCAAACCTCTTTTACTACAACGTTTAATACTGACTTAATTTCAGGTGGAGTAAACGCGTGGGATCCAAATAATATTGATTATGCTTTAAATAATTTTAAAATATATTATAGCCCAACAGGATACCCTGGATCATTTACGGAATACGTGTTACCTTATACAGTTAGCAATAACGTTATTACGTTAACAACTGCATTACCAGCAAATGACTATGTTGTTGTACAATTAAAAACATTAGACGGAGGTAATTACGGAACAACACCAGCCGAATTAGCTTACGGAAATACTACAGAAGAAAATTATGGTAGTTATTCTTATATAACATTAAATGATGTTATCAATAACTTTATGGTTGCATATGTCGGAGTTGGCAAAATTATTGCAGATGTTAAAAGAACAGATGTAATATTCCATGCTAAGCGCGCAATGCAGGAATTTAGTTATGACACATTGAAAAGTATAAAGTCTATGGAGCTAAATATACCTCCAAGTCTAAGTGTTGTATTACCGCAAGATTATGTTAATTATGTTAAAGTATCTTGGATTGATATTTATGGAATTAAACATCCAATATACCCAGCTAATAATCTTACCATAAATCCTTACGAAAATCCAGTACAAGACAATAGAGGTGTTCCAATACAAGACAATTTTGGAGACAATATTGAAGGAGACTCATTAACCGAAAGAAGATGGGACAGCGATAACTTTAGACAATTATTTGGAATTCAAAACGGATTAAACAATATAAACAATATAAATAATTATTGGGATGGATACCAGTGGGACTATTATGCCTATGGTAGGCAATATGGTTTAGACCCTCAATATGCAAATGTTAACGGTTATTTTACAATAAATGATAGAGAGGGCAAAATGTCTTTTAGTAGTGATCTAAGAGGTAAACTTATTGTATTAGAATATATATCTGATGGATTAGCATATGATTTAGACACTAGAGTACCTAAATTAGCAGAAGAAGCTTTATATGCTTATATTATTCATGCAGTGGTTTCAGTTAGAGCTAATCAGCCGGAATATTTAGTACAAAGGTTACATCGTGAAAAATCAGCAAAATTAAGAAATACCAAAATTAGATTATCTAATATTAAGTTAGAAGAAATTACTCAAGTGATGAGAGGTAAGTCTAAATGGATTAAACACTAAGATAAATGGCGG